GATCCAAAACATCCGACGATAAAGTTGAGATCGTCAAGTTCTTGCCCCAACCCGGGGCCGGAAACTATCAATCCAACTCAAAACCGGAGTATCCGTATTACGTACAAGGACAACAGTCCTTGTTCGAAGCGTATACTCCGAATAGCGGCGGAAAACTTCACGATTGGAAGGATTTCCAGCACTATAAAGTGCTGTATATCCCTCCTGACGATCGTGAGGTTGCCATCCTGCATCCTACCGTGCAATTGACAGAGCACGGCGGGTACTCAGGGTCATGGTATCACCTTGGTGAACACCATGATCGGCTGTTTGGCATGCGTGGCTTCGGAACACCCGGGATTCCCAGTGCGGGACTGCCCGGTATGTACGTCTCATCCGCCGAGTCTGGTTTTGTGCCAGACCCGCCGGATCTCGACAAACTCATTCAACGTTCTCTCGCGAGAATGTTGCCTGAGATTCGCGCAGAATTAAGTTCAGTAAACTCTGTGATAGAGTTGAAAGACTTAGTTTCAGTTCGTGGTACGTTACGTAATCTATCTCGACTACCTGAGGCCCTTAAGGGCATTAAGGTTGGTCAGAAGTTACGTGAGTTCCTCAGGGTTGGATCCGATTTGTACCTCCAAAAGAAGTTCAATATCGACCCCCTGTTATCTGACATAAGCAGTATCTTTACTGCTGTCGCTGGGGTGGAAAAGCAACTTAATGCTTTGCTATCCCGGTCTGCGAAAGCTCAGAGAAGGCACATATTTTGGCCTTTTCAGGAAACGGCTGATGAGTCTTCGACTTATGGTCCTTACGTACTAGGTAGCTTTTCGGGGTCTGAACCCCCAAGAGTGTATCCTAGCGTGTCTGGCATTCATAAGTCGTTTCGTCAGGTCCGTTCCGAGCCTTCTAAGTTCCATATGATGATTGAGTATAATTTCAATTATACTCAATACCAGGTCGAGCATGCTCGACTATTAGCACTCCTAGATCGTTTTGGGGTTAACCTTAACCCTCAGATTATCTGGAATGCTATTCCATGGTCATTCGTTGTTGATTGGGTCGTCGGCGTAGGCCGATGGCTTGATCAATTTTCGATAGCAAATATGGCGCCTAAGATAAACATACGCCGCTGTTTGTGGTCTGTGAAAAGGGAACGTAGGATAGACATCCAATATGACATGGGTGTCAACCCCTACGGTTACCGTCACAGTCCCACAATCGGCTGCGGCACATTCATCGAGACGTCTTACAAACGTGTCGTTGGAATGCCAACCGTTAACTCGTTTATTACGAGTGGGCTGTCTCCAACGGAGTTCAGTCTAGGCGCCGCTCTGGTATTAAGCCGGAGTAGACGCCGACATCACAGAAGTCGATAAATAATAACTATCGACACGAAACAAATCAAAGCATGCTAAGTAATACACTTAACACCAATGAAGTCAAGAACGCGGCAGGGGTTGAAGTTGAATTCACCCGCCTGTCCACTAGCAACCGTGAGACTGTGTTCGCCCAAATTAGCGAATCACCTTCTCTTCCGTACCGTCTCTCGATTAAACATCAAGAGACAGGTTCGGGGATGAAAGCCCGGCGTCGATCCGTCCTGCGCGTGGATAAAACCACGATCAGTGGGGTCGATACCGTGACTCCCATCACGACCACAGCATATGTCGTTCTCGATGCTCCTGTTGGAGCAATGAGCGCCATTACTGAGGCAACCAACGTACTCGCCAACATTCAGTCTTTTCTCAGCACCACTGGTGCTGCGACGACTGTTTTGTTCGACGGGACTGGTAACGGTGCTAATGCATTGTTGAGCGGTGGCCTTTAAGCCACCGACAACCTTGCAGTCTTGTCCCTGTTAAAGGGATTGTTCCTACGAGTTGGGGTTAGCTCGCGAAAGCGGGCTAACCCCTGTTACTCACACGGGCTCGAACGCTACGTTAGCGATAAAGGGCTCCAGTTCTGTTAATTCGAAGTCTCCGGTTATCCGGTACACTCCGAACACATCCCTGGGTTCCCCCAAGTCGACTACCTGTAGGTCGAGTTCCTCTGACCAAGGTACACCAATGGTGACTACGTTTGACAAAACCTTAACTGGTTTTGCCCACTTAGTCCCGTTTGGTATACTCTTGAACAGAGTTGTTTTGTTTGCATTTATTGTAGACATAACTGGTTATGGAACAGACATGTAAAGAATCGTTGAGTGTTGCATGCTCTAGGAGGATATCCATTATGGAGTCCAAGAAGAGCCTAGATAAGTTAATAGAACTCATCGCTGCAATGCTCTACGACGTTCACACGTCGCATAGCGTTGTGTTTGGCACACGAGCTCTTCGTCTGACCCGTGAAAAGGTCATCCGGAGAGTTCGCTCGGAAGGTATAAGTTTTCTCACGAAAACTTTACCCCGGCTTGGTAAGGGCCTAGATAAAGCCCTTTCAACCGACACACGACTGAACTCTACCGATTATGGTTTCAAACCCATGATCGATAGTAACCTCCCAAAGTTCTTGGGAGAATTCTTCAGTCGCATATTGGACCGAACCGGCATGGTCCTTCCGGACCCATGCGCAGATAGCGTCCGTGTTATCAGGCAGATATGTTACTTGTTTTACAAGTACGAACTACCTTACACTGATGAACAAGAACAAACAGTTACTTCCAAGTTCGAAAGAACCGAAGAAGAACTATTGGCTCACTCGGAGTATCTACGTGCTCTGCACCGCGATACCGAAAGTAGCTATCCGACTCGGAGAAGTCGCCATAAAGCGGCTACTCAAGTAAGTATAGCCCGCGAAGCCCGGATTTTACTCGCAAGAGTATTCTCTGGACTTGATTTAGCGGACATCACACCACGACACGGACCTGGAGCCGTTGCCACAAAGCAACGTCTTTGGGATAAGTATCGTTGGTCTAACGTCAGTAAACGGATCACATCCATGTACCCCTTAGATGCGTATTTCTACGCGTCTCTGGGCCATGTATGTGATGAATTAGATGGCATTAGTGCCATAACTGATTCAGATCTTCCGGCACGAGTTGTACTCGTGCCCAAAGACTCCCGCGGTCCTCGTCTCATCTCTTGTGAACCAGTGGATTTCCAATGGATCCAACAAGGGGTAAGTCATAGGATAGTCAGTCATGTCGAATCGATTGCACTTACAAAGTAC